ACTTAAACAGATTGTATCCGAAGGGGTAACTGTTAAACAAGAAATTGAAGTCTTAACCGAAGGTCTCAATGATACTATTAAAGCAGTTGCAGAAGAACTTGACATTTCAGTCGGTGAAATCAAGCAAGCAATTAATGTAGCCTCAAAAGGCAATTGGGATCAAGTTTGGAAGAAATTTGATACTGTTGAAACCATTCTTACGATTACCGGTCACGCAGTACGTAAAGAAGATGGCGAAGCGTAAATAAATATTATTAGAACAAGGTTTGGCCAGCCATAAATGGCCATGAGATGGTCTGTGAGCCATAAGTCACAAGGAGAAAAAATATGAGTTACGTTGATTCCATGTGGGATCGCGAAAATGACATTGTGCATGTCGTTGAACGTGATCCTATAAAAGGAAGAATATATCAGCAACACCCTGCAAGATATGTTTTTTACTATCCAGATAGTAGAGGAAAATATACCAGTATCTTTGGTACTCCTCTAAACCGAGTAACATCTAAAAGTTGGAAAGAACATACAAAAGAGCAAAGGATTTATAGCGGTCACAAATTATTTGAAAGTGACATCAATCCTATCTTTCGTTGTTTAGAAGAAAATTATCTCGGTAAAGAACCGCCAAAACTAAATGTAGCGTTCTTTGATATTGAAGTTGATTTTGATCCTGAAAGAGGATATGCAACGCCCGACGATGCATTTATGCCTATCACTGCGATTTCAGTTCATCTTCAATGGCTCGATACTTTAGTATGTTTGGCGATTCCTCCGAAAACATTGAAAATGGATCAAGCGCAGGAATTAATTAAAGATTTTCCTAATACCATGTTATTTGAAACAGAATATGAGTTGCTTGATACATTTTTGCATCTTATTGAAGATGCAGATGTGTTAACAGGGTGGAATTCAGAAGGATTCGATATTCCGTATACTGTTAATCGTGTTATTAAGACTTTGAGTAAAGAAGATACCAAACGATTCTGTCTTTGGAACCAACTTCCGAAACGTAGAGAATATGAAAAATTCGGTAAAACATCTGTTACCTATGACATCGTAGGGCGCGTACATTTAGATAGTTTGGCATTATATAGAAAATATACATATGAAGAACGACATAGTTGGAAACTTGATTCAGTCGCTGAAGATGAGCTAGGCGAACGTAAAACTCAATACGAAGGCACACTTGATCAATTATATAATAACGATTTTAAGACTTTCATTGAATATAATAGACAAGACTGTGCAATTTTAGAAAAACTCGATAAAAAATTGAAGTTTATCGACTTAGCTAATACAATTGCACATGAAAATACTGTATTGCTTCAAACTACTATGGGTGCAGTTGCTGTTACTGAACAAGCAATTATCAACGAAGCACATCATTTAGGATTAATTGTTCCTAGTAGAGATAAAACTACTAAAGTAGAAGAACACACTTCAGATGATGAAGATGATATCGATGATAAAGCAGCAGGTGCATATGTAGCATATCCTAAAAAAGGGCTGCATGATTGGCTAGGATCTATGGACATTAATAGCCTGTATCCTTCAGTTATTCGTGCATTAAACATGGGTCCGGAAACAATTATCGGTCAACTTCGACAGGATTACACCAGAGAAGAAATCGAATCCAAAATGGCCAAGAATGGCGGAAAGTTCGCGTTGGCTTGGGAAGGTAAATTTGCTAGTAACGAGTTTGAATTAGTAATGTCTCGTGATAAAGCTAAAGAAATCACTATAGATTGGGAAGATGGCAAAAGTGATACGTTATCAGGTGCAGAAATCTATGAATTAATTTATGAAAATAATAATCCATGGATGCTAAGTGCTAATGGAACTATCTTTACATACGAAAAAGAAGGCATTATCCCTGGGTTATTAGCACGTTGGTATAAAGAACGTAAAGAACTTCAGAAAAAACTCAAAGAAGCAATCGATGCCGGTAATAAGATTGAAGAAGAATACTGGGATAAAAGACAATTAGTTAAAAAGATTAATCTAAATAGTCTCTATGGTGCAATTCTAAATGCAGGCTGTAGATTCTTTGATAACAGAATTGGTCAATCGACTACATTAACCGGTCGTCGTATTGCAAGACATATGGCTTCTAAGATTAATGAAATTATCACAGGCGAATATGATCATTTAGGTAAAGCAATTATCTATGGTGATACCGACTCTGCATATTTCAGTGCCTATACTACATTAAAGAATGAAATTAACAAAGGGCTCATATCCTGGGATAAGGATACAGTTATTCAATTGTACAACACAGTAGCGGAGGAAGTTAATGGTACATTCCCTCAATTCATGCTAAACGACTTTCATTGTCCTAAAAAACGAGGAGAAGTTATTAAAGCAGGTCGAGAGATTGTTGCTATTAAAGGGCTTTTTATTACTAAGAAGCGTTATGCTGTACTTTATTACGATAAAGACGGAAAACGACAAGATGTTAATGGAAAACCCGGTAAGATTAAGGCTATGGGATTGGATCTTAAACGTAGTGATACTCCGGAATTTATGCAAGATTTTCTTAGTGAAATCCTAAATAAAGTATTAACCGGAGCTGGAGAGGAAGAGATTTTAGAAAGAATTTTAGAATTCCGTACTGAATTTAAATCTCGACCAGGTTGGGAAAAAGGTAGCCCTAAGAGAGCTAATAAAATCACCGATTATCAAGCTAGAGAACAAAAAGATGGTAAAATTGATATGCCTGGGCATGTACGTGCAAGTATCAATTGGAATACTCTAAAGAGAGCACACAGTGATAAACATTCTATTAATATTGTTGATGGAATGAAAGTAATTGTATGTAAACTTAAAGATAATCCGTTAGGATTTACTAGTGTAGCATATCCTACAGATGAACTAAGATTACCGAAATGGTTCCAAGAATTACCATTTGATCATGATGAAATGGAAATAGCGATTATTAATAAAAAATTGAAAAATCTTATCGGTGTTCTTGAATGGGATTTAGAATCTACCACAAGAAACAATACATTTAATGATTTGTTTACATTCGAATAAAAATAGTATATACTAATTCAAAAGGAAATATAAAAATGCAAGAAATTTTAAAAGATATTGTGAGTCATACACACAATTTAGGCTTTCTAGATATTCTAAAAGTCACGGGTGATAAAAACTCAACTAAGATTGATTCTCTTTCAGCGGATCGGTCAGTAATCATGTATTGCGAAACCGCTAAACCATATGAAGATATGATTGGGGTTTTTGGTATGCAGCAACTTAGCAAACTAAAATATTTGCTCGATGGCAGTGAATATAAAGATGATGCTAAGATTGAACTAGTCAAAGTTGATAGGAATGGAGAAAAAATACCATTTGGCATCCATTTTGAAAATAAATCAGGCGATTTTAAGAATGATTATCGTTTTATGAACGCAGATATTGTTAATGAAAAGCTCAAGACCGTTAAATTCCGTGGGGCTAACTGGAATGTTGAGGTAACTCCTTCCTTACAAGCAATTCAGCGCTTTCAGTTTCAAGCAGGCGCTAATAACGAGCATACTACATTCTTGGTTAAAGTAGAAAATAATAATTTGAAATTTATTTTCGGCGATCAGAGTTCACACGGTGGCGAATTTGTGTTTGCCTCTGATGTTACTGGTAAGCTATCTCATTCTCATACATGGCCAGTTCAGGCAATTTTAAGTATCTTAAAAATTGCAGATGTCAATACCTGTAAACTCAGCATTAGTGATGCCGGTGCTTTACAGATCACTATGGATAGTGGGTTAGCTACTTACAAATATATTATTCCAGCTAAGGCTTAAAAATGATTAAAGGTGAATAATAATAGGTATATATAGCAAGTAAGTATAAATAAACATATAGGAGAACTATTATGTTTTATGTATATGCTTATTTGAGAACTAAAGATTTAACACCGTATTATATTGGTAAAGGAAAAGATGACAGAGCGTGGCAAAAGTCTCACTCTGTTATTGTTCCTAAAGACCTAAATAGGATTATTATATTAGAAACAAATTTAACAGAGCTTGGAGCATTTGCTATTGAGCGTAGAATGATCCGTTGGTATGGTCGAAAAGATATAGGTACAGGTATTTTACATAATAGGACAGACGGTGGTGATGGATCGGCAGGCATTATTCCATGGAACAAAGATATAAAAACTGGGTCGTATCTATCAGAAAAGGGGAGAAAGACTATTTCCGAAGCAAATAAGAAACCAAGAAAAGATACGCACAAAGAAAGAATATCAGAAGCGTTAAAAGGTAAAACAAAATCAGAAGAGCATAGAAAAAAATTAAGCGAAGCTGGTAAAGGTAAAACTCCTTGGAATAAAGGCAAGACAGGTGTTCAAAAAGGTTCGAGATTAGGAGTAGAAGTAAGTGCTGAAACCCGTGCTAAAATGAGTGCCGCACAAAAAGGTAAAGTAATGTCGGACTTGCAAAAAGAAAAAATAAGTGCTACACTTAAAGGTAGAAAAATGTCAGACGAAACTAAAAGAAAAATGTCAGAGGCAAGAAAAAAATTATGGGAACAAAAACGAAATGAAAAGTAGACCACCAGTAGATTTAAGTGTATTGAATAAGGATTATGCCTGCTATTTGCCAGCAATCAGCTCGTTCTATTCAACTTATGTTGCTAAACAACGTTTAGAAGAGTATGTTCCTAAAGATCGTATCCCTAAATCATTCGATCGTGGGATCGAAGGCATGAACTTTCTTAATCCGGAAGAAGGTTATTTTACCTACAAATACGGTCTTTATTCTGCAGGTCACGCACAATTAGATCTTAATAAGAGTCTTGTACAAGAATCTATGATTCAGCAACGAGATCGAGCTAATACTATGATCTTAGGTGACTCAGGTGGCTATCAAATCGGTAAAGGTGTACTTAAATTTGATTGGTTAAACTTCGAAGGAGCTGCTGCTAATAAGACTAGGCAGCAGATCCTCGAATGGCTAGAGCTTACAGCCGACTGGTCAATGATGCTCGATGTACCAACTTGGGCTTGTGATCACATTCATAGTCCCAAAACTGGGCTAAAAACTTTCGAAGATTGTCTCGATAAAACAAAATTTAACAATGAATATTTCTTAAAAAATCGTCTAGGCCAGACTAAATTCTTGAATGTATTGCAGGGAAGTGACTGGGATACTGCGGAAAAATGGTATAACGGTGTTAAGGAATTCAGTGACAATAAAGTTTGGGGTGATAAAGCTGCAGAAGGGTGGGCATTCGGTGGTGCAAATATGTGTAAGATGGATATTACACTAAAGCGTTTAATGACTATGCGCGAAGAAGGAATGTTAACCGGCAAAGATTGGATACATTTCCTAGGAACTGCACAACTAGATTGGAGTGTATTCTTGACCAGTATACAACGTCAAATTAGAAAACATATTAACCCTAATCTTACTATTAGTTTCGACTGTGCAAGTCCATTTATTGCAACTGCTCACGGGTTGGTATACACAACTGCGCAGCATAGCAAAAAGCGCTGGTCGATTCTCATGGATAAAGCACCAGATAATAAAGCACTTGCTAATAGCGATATTCCGTTTCCATTTGAAAGCGAGATCGGACGTAGATTGGAAATGGGCGACATTTGTTATTATGATCTAGGCACTCCGAAAACTAATGCAGAATTAGGTGTAGATAAGCAAGGTAATCAAATCGAATTCAATCCTGCTAATCCAGATCATTATTCTACAATTCCTAAGATGAATAAGATCGGAAAAATCGGTAAGACTAGCTGGGATAGTTTCAGTTATGCACTAATGATGTCACATAATGTATACTGTCATATTGCTGCTGTACAAAAAGCTAATCAATTAGTTGATATCGAACGTGCTAGATTTAAGCCTGATTGGCGTCATTGGATTAAACTTAGTGCAAAGAATTCAGATGGAGACGAGTTTTCTGATTGGGTTCCACGTAATATTTTATATTTCGATCGTTTTGTCGAAGAGTTATTCGAAACTAAAAATAAAAAAGAAGCATTTGCTATGATTGAAAGAGCAATGCCTTTCTTAAAAGCGCTAGAAGGAGCTCGATTGCGTGGGGGTCCTGATCAAAATCATTTTAATGCATTATTTGATCTAGAAGAAGTTACGGCTCAAAATGAAATTGATCTAGCTCACCCGGATGATCCTAAACTCCAAGCACTTTCGGAATTACTTGATAACGATTAATACAATTAATGGTGAAATAATATGAAAAGAGATTACATAACTGGCGTATCTGAAGATGTTATGTTCTTTGTAGGTACAGAGGTTGAAAAGACTCCGGCTTATGGAATGAAAACATTGTTTGTAACGGGCTTGCAACCTATTGCAGAAATTGAGAAAATGCTCGATGACCCATTCTTGACCATTGGAAGTTCCGTTACACATATTTTCTTTGGAGCTAATCATAGTTTTAATCCTAAAGAATATAAAGAATGGGCCGCTTGGGAAAATATGATCACACATTTCCTTGAGAAGGATTATTGGTGTAGTTTAGATATTCCTATGTCTGCTGTTGAAGAATTTAATGATGGTGTATTAAACGACTATGCTAATTTTATTCCTCAAATTATGATTCCGATTCCTTATATTAAATTATGGAATTACAATACTATGATTAAAATTGATGATAAAGATTTTAAGGCGACTAATCCCGGAGTTTGGACACATAGCCTGCATGATCTCAAAGATCGAAACAAATTCACAGATTGGTCACAATATAAAAACGATACGGTGTTAAAATGAATTCATTAATTAATCAATGGGCTCCGGAATGTGCTGTTACTGGTTGCACTAATCGGGTTGGATATCATAAATCTTGGGATCGACCCGATGGAACTCCGGCAGCAAAATGGAAAGTATTCTGTGAGCATCACCGAGGCAAAGGAAAAAAAGAAGCAGATATCTGGAAATTAGAGCAAGGGTGCGCTAATAAAAATAAGAAACATTATAATTTCGAATGTTTCACAACAAAAATTGTCATTCCGGATCAATTAGATGTTAATCATATCGATGGTGATAAAAGAAATGGATCGGTTGAAAATTTAGAAATTTTATGTAAAAATTGTCATGTTATTGTGACAAAGTTAAAAGATCACCATAAAAATAGATATGTTAATGCTGTAAATTTAAACCCTAAACTATTCGAGGTTGTATGACTACACAAGATATGATGATTTGGTGTTCCTTCCAAAAAGAAGGAATACATTGTTATCCAGCAGCAGCTACCGATCCTATGCTAGCAGATGTTAGTTTTCTAGGATTTCCACACCGGCATATTTTCCATTTTAAGGTATGGATCGAAGTATTCGATGACGATCGAGAAATTGAATTTATCCAATTTAAACGTTGGTTGCAGGACTTGTATAAAGATAGTATACTAAGTCTAGATCATAAGAGTTGTGAAATGATTGCTAAGGATTTACATGAAGTAATTCACAACAAATATGGCGCCAGAAATATCTGGATTGAGGTAAGTGAAGACAACGAAAATGGTTGCTTCATTAAGTTTAACAATAGATGGTGAGGATTTTTTTAAATGGCTAATTATAAGACTCGTTCGATGAAACCCGAAGTTGTTCGTATTTACGAGGACCTCGAAGCTTGGTTGGATCACTGCAGGTTCAATCTGCTGCGGTTTGATCCGGCGGACCTTTATAAGTCGAAGGAATGGCGAGACTTTTCTGCAAAGATGAATGGCGACCGGCGAGGTTATCGGCGAGAGCGCAGTCACAGGAATAAGGAATGACTGTTTATGTAATAGACTTAGAAAGTGTTCCAACTAGATATACCTGCGAATGGAAGACCAGTGTACCTACACTATTACGCAATCACGGACTTGATGTAAACGTAATCTCAGGCCCTTCAGATATTCCTAATGCTACTACGCCTGGTGCATTTCTTAACTTTGGTGGTACAAATGTATACAAATCTAGTCAAGTTGAACAAATTTCTCGTTTATTTTGCTCAGGAACAGTTCATGCTGGGGATCATTTTCTTTTTACGGATGCTTGGCATCCTGGTATCATAAATCTCAAATATATGAGCGAATTGTTGCAGATTCCTGTGACAATTCACGCATTATGGCATGCAGGTAGCTATGATCCTGAAGATTTCTTAGGTAGATTGATCGGTGATAAACCATGGGTTAGACATGCTGAAAAAAGCATGTATTGGGCAATAGATCATAATTATTTTGCAACAGATTTTCATATAAAAATGTTTTTTGATAATCTCCTGCATAATGGATCCACATCTACAAATCCTTGGTATCACGATGACTGGTTGGAACGATTCGATGGGGATAAAATTGTACGTAGTGGTTGGCCGATGGAATATATGGAAGATACACTAACTGTGTATAAGAATATGCCCAAGCGTGACTTAATTCTTTTTCCGCATCGTATTGCTCCGGAAAAACAAGTAGAAATTTTTAGAGATCTTAAAGAACATTTACCGCAATATGAATTTGTAGTCTGCCAAGATCAGCAGTTAACTAAAAATGAATATCATAACTTGTTAGGCGAAGCAAAGCTAGTATTCAGTGCGAATCTACAAGAAACATTAGGTATTAGTTGCTATGAAGGCGCGTTAGTTGATGCAATACCGATGGTTCCTGATCGTCTAAGCTATTCAGAAATGTATTTTGAAACATTTAAATATCCTAGCGAATGGACTGAGAATTTCACTGCATATGAAAATCATCGTGAAGAATTGTGTAATAAAATTGTTAATCATATGGAATTTTATGAAACTCGATTACCAACTTTGAAAAAACAAACAGAAATCTTAACTAAAGATTTTTTTAGTGCAAATGAAATTTTAAAAAGATTAATTTGACACCACCTAAATAATATTGTATTATAAATCATAACGTCATCCACGACGAAAACTCGGAGAATAATTATAATGAACGATGTAGGCAAAAATATAAGCGAAGTAATTCGCGATCGAATTCAACGATCAGGTGAACGATTTCACAGCAATGATAACATTTCAAAATTTATCTATAACGACAAAGAACTAGAACTTCTAGTTGATGAAGTTACTAATAAATTTCAAGGTGTTTTAGAAAGTTTGATCATTGATACTAAACATGATCACAACACAAATGATACTGCACGACGTGTGGCTAAAATGTTTGTTAAAGAAACATTTAGTGGTAGGTATCGACCAGTCCCTAAGGTTACAGCATTTCCGAATATGGGTTACAAGAGCCTGTATACTACAGGACCTATTAGCATTCGTAGTACTTGTGCACATCATTTTCAGAATATTGTCGGTAAGTGTTGGGTAGGCATTGTGCCAGAAGATGAAGTGATCGGACTTAGTAAGTTTAATCGTCTTGTTCATCATATCTGTGAAAGACCGCAAATTCAAGAAGAAATGACTACGCAGATTGCTGAAGCACTTAAGGAATATGCTAAGACTGAACATATTGCTGTTGTAGTTAAAGCAGAACACTTCTGTATGACGCAAAGAGGAGTGCGAGAACACGAAAGCGATATGACTACAGCAATTATGCTAGGTGCTTTTAACCGTGATCCTGCATTAAAGAAAGAATTTTATGACATTTGTCTAAGCATGAAAGGACACGGATAATGAATAAACTAATTATCGATTATCAAGAATATAAATTTTTAGTTTCAAAAATCTGTCGTGATATTACTTTATCAGGTTGGAAACCCGACTATATTGTAGGAATCACTCGTGGCGGATTGCTTCCTGCAGTAATGATTAGTCATTATTTTAATGTTCCGTGCCAAACTCTTAAAGTTAGCCTTCGAGATAGCGGCAACAATGATACAGAATCTAACTGTTGGATGGCCGACAATGCAATTGGGTATAAATTGAGAGACAACAATGATAAAACTTCAGG